ATTTGATGGTGTTAGGGATTATATGAAGTCTATCACCAGTCACGAACCACGTGAATACCAAGTCGAGGGAGTATACGATGCTCTGCGACACAATAGAAGACTATTGATAAGTCCCACTGCGAGCGGCAAATCTCTGATGATTTATTCAATCGCCAGATATTATACATCTCACAACAAAAATATCCTGGTAATTGTTCCCACGACAAGTTTGGTAGAGCAGATGTATAAGGACTTTGAGGAATATGGATGGGAGTCTGAGACATACTGCCACAAAATTTACTCTGGACGGGAAAAGGAGACAGATGCTCCTGTAACGATTACAACTTGGCAATCGATCTATAAGTTAGATAGAAAGTATTTTGAGAAGTTTGATGTTGTAATCGGAGATGAGGCTCACTTATTTAAATCTAAGTCTTTGGTTCAGATCATGACCAAACTACATACAGCGAAGTATAGGTTTGGATTTACTGGAACTTTAGATGGATCACAAACGCACAAATGGGTGCTGGAGGGTCTGTTTGGACCTGCATATAAAGTCACCAGAACGGCTGAGTTGATGGAGAAAGGACATCTATCTCGCCTTGATATTACATGTTTAGTTCTAAAACACAATCCACAGAAGTTTGATTCTTACGAAGATGAGATTCAATATCTTATCTCTCATGAAAGAAGAAACAAGTTCATCAAGAATCTTGCTTTAGATCTGAAAGGTAACACGTTAGTATTATATAGTAGAGTCGCTTCTCATGGAGAGGTTTTATATGATTTAATAAATACTAATAAGTCACAAGACCGAAAGGTTTTCTTCATTCATGGTGGTGTGGCTGCAGATGAACGAGAACATGTAAGGGCGATTACGGAATCTCAAGAGAACGCAATCATCGTTGCATCTTATGGAACCTTCTCTACAGGAATCAATATTAAAAGGTTACATAATGTTATTTTTGCTTCTCCATCTAAATCTAGAGTACGTAACTTACAATCCATCGGAAGAGTTCTAAGGAAAGGTAAGGACAAAGTAAAAGCGATGCTTTTTGACATCGCTGATGATTGTACATATCAATCAAGAAAAAATTACACACTCAATCACTTAATTGAAAGGATAAAAACCTACAACGAAGAACAATTTAACTATGAAATAGTTTCCATCAATCTCAAGAAATAATATGGAAGACGATTTTTACGCATCGATAAAACTTATTTCTGGAGAGGAGGTCTTCGCAAAGGTTGCAGCTTGTGATGAAGATGATAGAACAATGTTGTTGTTACATCATCCAATTATCATTAAAGAAATTAAATTACCTGGGGCGGATATCCCTGCGGGATATAAGGTAGAACCTTGGATCAAAACTTCTTCTGAAGATTTATATGTTTTGAATATGTCAAACGTCATGACGATGACTGAATGTAGTGATATTGAAATGATCATGATGCATCAAAGATACATACATGAATCAGATGAAAAAGAAGGCACTAGATCTCACATAGATAGGAAGATGGGATACATATCTAGTGTCTCTGATGCCAAAAAGATGCTAGAGAAGTTGTTCCTAAAGGATATCAAAGATAGCTAATAGCTCATCTTTGAACCCTAACAGAGTTATTCTATTCATGGAGACAAGGTTTGTCAAGCCCCTGACACCTTGTCACTTTCTACATTAAATGATATAATGTGTTCATGTGATAATATATTCCTATGTCTGTTATTACCATGCCAAGGCGGAAAGCAAAGTCCGAACATTACGTAAACAATAAAGAGTTTCTTGCCGCTATTGTCGAGTATAAGAGTAGGGTCAAAGCAGCTGCTGCAAAAGAGATTCCTGATCTTTTAGATCTTCCTCCTGAGAAACAGTTTGAAATTCTAAAGACCTGGACTAGTCCTAATAAACCAAGGATTACGAATTACCTAGGTGAGTGTTTCTTGAAGATTGCAACACACTTGTCTTACAAACCAAACTTTGTGAACTATATGTTCAAGGATGATATGGTTTGCGATGGTATTGAGAACTGCGTTCAATACATCAATAACTTTGATCCAGCAAAGTCAAGTAATCCATTTGCATATTTTACTCAAATTATTCACTACGCATTTCTCCGTAGAATTCAAAGAGAGAAACGTCAGTTAGAAATCAAAAACAAAATTCTTGAGCGATCTGGATTTGAGCAGGTCATGGTGGATGATAACACTATTGACGGTGGCAATTATTCAGACTATAATAGTATCAAGGATAATGTACATACGAAGCTTCGTAGCGGTTATTGATGAAGGTTGCCATTATCACCGATCAACATTTCGGTGCTCGAAAGAACTCGAAACTCTTTCATGATTATTTTCTAAAATTCTATAATGACATCTTTTTTCCATATCTGGAAGAAAACGGTATCACTACTATCGTTGATATGGGAGATACCTTTGATAATCGTACCGGTATTAATTTCTCATCGCTTGCTTGGGCTAAGGACAATTATTACGATCGTCTATCTAATCTTGGAGTCAGAGTTTATACGGTTGTTGGCAACCACACCGCTTACTATAAAAACACTAACTCAATTAATGCCGTTGATCTTCTACTCAGAGAGTATGACAACATACACGTTGTATCTGAGTATGAGGAAATTAAACTTGATAACCTGAAGGTTGGTTTAATCCCTTGGATCAATGCAGAGAACGAAGCACATACCTATTCCAAACTGAAGAAGACAAAGTGTCCTGTTGTTATGGGACACCTTGAACTTAGTGGGTTCATGGCAAATCAGAATCATGTTATGGAACATGGTGCAGATCGAAATCCTTACAAAAAATTTGACAAGGTTTTCTCTGGACATTATCATCATCGCAGCAGCCAAGACAACATTCATTATCTTGGTAACCCATATGAAATCTACTGGAATGATGTAAATGAAACACGTGGTTTCCACGTGTTTGATACTGAAACTCTAGAGCATACTCCTATCAACAATCCTTATAGGATGTTCTACAAGATTTCTTACAACGATGATAACTATCAGACATTTGATGCTCGTCCATACAAAGATAAGATCGTAAAGATTCTGGTCAACAACAAAGGTGAGGGAGTCAAGTTTGAAAAGTTTGTAGATAAACTCTATCAGGCAGGTGTCTTTGATCTCAAGATCATTGAGTCAATCGACTACGATCATGGTTTTGTTACTAGCGAGGATCATGGACAAGATACCGAGGACACACTTTCTCTTCTGAGTAAATACATTGATGAGATTGAGACCCAGGTGGACAAGTCCAAAGTCAAAGAGTTATTTCAAACCGTGTATAAGGAAGCTTGTGAGGTAGAGTAGTGTATCTTTTAGCAGTCAAGGGAAGAGAAAACGAAGCAGCATATGCTGTTCCAAACTCCTTTGGCGAGAAGGTGTTGTATCTCTTTGAAGAAGAGGACGATGCTGAAAGATATGTTATGATGTTAGAAGAAAACTCTGGATATCCAGAGATGAACATCATCGAAGTTGATGATGATGCAGCAGTCCATGTGTGTGAGTCCCAAGGATACCAATATGCGGTTATCACTGCGGATGACATTGTAATTCCACCAGAAGGCGATGATTTTATTTCAGAAGATTAGATGGAAAAACTTTTTGTCCACGGGTAATCAGTGGACAGAAGTTAATTTGACTCAAAACGAAACGAATATTATTGTCGGAACAAACGGAGCAGGTAAGTCAACTATTCTAGACGCCCTGACATTTTCTCTGTTCAACAAACCTTTTCGTAAGATCAATAAACCTCAGCTGATCAACTCTACAAACGAGAAGGATTGTATTGTTGAAATTGAGTTTAACGTCAAGGGGCGTGAGTACAAAGTCATTCGTGGTCTGAAACCCGCAAAGTTTGAGATCTGGGTTGATGGCAAGATGCAGGATCAGTTTGCATCTGCTGTTGAGCAGCAGAAGAACTTCGAGCAAAACATTCTCAAACTGAACTATAAGTCCTTCACTCAGATTGTGATTCTAGGTAGTAGCACTTTTGTACCATTCATGCAACTCTCGGCAAAAGATCGTAGAGATGTTATTGAAGATCTTCTTGATATCAAGATCTTCTCTGCGATGAGTGAAGTGATCAAGACAAAGCTTCGTCTCTATCGCGATGAGACACGTACCTTAGAACTGAAGAAAGACAGTCTGGTCGATAAGGTCAAGATGCAGAAAGACTTCATTGATCAGATTGAGAAGAGTAGCAAGGAAGATATTCGGCAGAAGAAAGAGTCATTAAAGAAGATTGCAGAGGAAGCAAGTGGATACATTCATGGCAATATCAAACTAGCAGAGGAACTCGATGACTTTCAAAAAGTTCTGAAAGGGTTTGAAAATCCTGACAAAACTCTTCGTCAACTTGGAACACTTCGTGCCAAGATACACCAAAAGTCAGAGACGTTTAGTAAAGAATGTAACTTTTATGAAGAAAATGAGGTTTGCCCCACCTGTACTCAACCTATTGAAGAAGAGTTTCGTGTAAATAGAATCAGGGATCTCAATACCTCAGTCGTTAAACTCCAAAAAGGGTTAGATGAACTTGAAACCAAAATTAAAGAAGAGGAGGAACGAGAGTCCCGGTTTATCGAGCTCTCACAGGAGGTTACTTCCCTAACGCATGACATTTCTCAAAACAATATTCGGATTTCGGGATTACAACGACAGTCACGTGATCTGGAATCAGAAATTCAAAGACTTACCGACAACCTTGCAAACCGAAATTCTGAACACGAGAAATTAGCTGAATTCAAAAACAACCTTCAATCAACATACGAAAAGGTTGCCAAACAAAAAGAGTTAATCACTGAACACGATTTTGCATTTTCACTTCTAAAGGACGGAGGAGTA